GATAGTATCACCTGACTGTAATTCTTGTATACTTGTGCCATTTAGCACTAATCCATAACGAGTTGCCATAATTATCCTTAACTTACTGTAACATTAATTGTTGAGCCACTTCTGTTTAATACAGGTAAATAACCATTAGCTAAAGCAACATCAGCAGTAGTAGCATCTCTTTTATAAACTGATAGTTTTGTAGGTAAATTACCTAAATAAATTGCTTTTTCAGCAGGGTAAGTTACAAAGACATCTTTTGTACCTGCACTAAAATTAACTGCACTTCCACTATTGCTAGACTCTAGGATAGTGTCACGAGATAAAGTAGTGCCTGAAGATGTGTATGTTCCAATACCTACTTCCCACTCATTCGTATTGGCTAATTGGATAGTATAAAACGTAGTATTACCATCACCAATAACAGAGAATGACTGAAAGCCTGTAGCAGCACCACCTAGTGTAACTGTGCCTGTGCCTTGTGTCGTAGTGGTTTCTCTTACCCTATCTTTAACGACTAGAGCCATGATTTATTCCTATAAAGTGGTTGATTTAACATTATGAGAACCACAGTTACAACAAACAAATACTTGATGTTTCCCATGTTTCCCATGCCTTAATTGTAAATTTTCTATTCTATTATCTTGCGTGTTGCCATTAATATGATGGACTGTTTCGTTTCTTGTTAAAGGTCTTTTAAGATGCTCTGCCATTACTAATCTATGTTCCATTACATATCCATTAGATATTGCCATAGATGAATAAGGATTATCTTTTGTTATAGATACAAATACATATCCATTTCTAATATGTTTACCACCAATCCAAGCATGGTGCTTTTCACCTCTTCTAACCCCACATTCAATACCATTAAATTGTAATAATCTTGATATTACTTTTTGTGAAGTATGTAGTTGTGATGCTATTTTTTCTTGACTTAATCCACCATTATATAAATCAATAATTTGTTTAGTAAACTCTTCGTCAAATAGTTTATGCTTATTTCCTTGTTTTCTGCGTTCTACTTTGTGACCTTTAAGAACGTTTCTTATAGTTACAAAATTAACATTAAACAATTTACCTACAGCTTCTAAACTTAAACCTTCTTTATATTTATCTACAACCTTTAATTCATCATCATAAGATAATTTGCAATTATGATGTCTTTTACCTTGATACATAACGGACTCCTCATTATAAAGTTTCCGTTATTATATCATACATTACGAAAGTGTGACACTCAAATTGCCTGAAGCTATCTTAAAAATATCGCCAGAGTCAATTTGTTTAGATGTATCTAATGCTGTATGGTATAAGAGGTTACCAGATGTTAAAGCATCATTAATACCAATCCAACCTACTGTTCCCCATGAACCTGTTGCTGTTGGGAAAGTAACGTCAGCATTATTTGTAGTTACACCGTTAGCTGGTGCGCCAAATGTGACTGCTGTTCTAGCGTATGAACCACCTGATACTTCTGTTCCACTACCTGCGTCTGTAGGGTCTGAAGTCCATAGTGATACATATACTGTTGCGACTGATGTATATGTTGTGTTGCGTAGAGTAGCATTGATTAATGCGTTCTCTAAAAAGTTACTCATTTCTGCCATGATTTTTCCTTTATCTTGGTGTTACGCTTAATGTTGTGTATGGATATGTTGCACCTAAATCACTCTTCTTAATATTTGCAATTGCTCTATCGTAAAGTGCAGACCATGTAGCTATCCTTGCGTCATTCATAAGGTATGGTTCTGCCTCTGCTAGAGTTGCGTAAAGTAGAGCATCTGGGTAGTATGCTAAGAACAAATTACTCGCTGTTGTGCTAGAGATAAATGTTGGTTGAGCATAATATAAAATTTGAACTGTGTAGCTTGTATCAGGACCTGGTGCAAACTTAAACTCTGTGCCTAACATAGTAAAGTAATGTGGTCTTCCTGATAATGTTGTTTGACCATCTCTAAAGAATAAGTCAGGTGACTGAAACTCTAGTAATACAGGTGGGTTACCTAACATATGTATTTCTCTGACTTCTAAAAAGTCTGTAGGAAAGCCTACTGTGCTATCTGTAGTGTCAGCAGTTGCAACCTTTAACATTCTTTCTGTTCTTAAATCACGACTCATTCTGAATTGTGCCATCTGAATGAAGTCAGGTATCTGTGATGTTAAGTCTGTTCGTGCTAGGTAGTTTTCTACCGTAGTTACAAACGAGGTATAGTTAGTAAACGCCATCTAATTGTCCTTTTAGTCTATCCCAGCACTTGTCCATCTCATCTTTATGCCATTCACTAGCAGCTAATGAGCTTAACCATGCTGTTCTATCAAAATGTGTTAAGTTTTCTATGTCTTTTATGTTATTGGATACAGGTATTGCTGGGCTATATGGTGAACCTATGACAGGAACGCCACGAATAAGAGCTTCTACGTCTGCTACACTACCAAAACTCACGATAACATGAGCTTTTTCTAGTGCTTTCTTAAAGTCACCTTCACCTTTACGCTTAATGACTATCTTTCTCTCTGTATATTTTCTAATTTCTTCTACAGTTCTGTCTAACCAGTTAGAAGTTTGGTAAACATAAGCTATTTTTTCAGGTGGTGGTAAGATAACTACGTTTTCACCACTACGATACTCGTGAACTTTAGGTATTTTTCTATCAGACTCTCGCCAATCTGTGCAATGGTAGTTATTTACACAGAACCTAGCCCAAGATAAGTCCATTTCTCTATGAAAATAGCCATGGTCTATCAGAATATAGGGTATTTTACGTTCTCTACAAGCTATTTGTATCTTGTCAGCACCATGTAAATTACCGACTACGACTGGAATTGACTTACCATCCCATTCCTTTGTTAAAATGCCCTTACAATGCGTTTGTAAGCGTTTTAAGACATTATCTCTGCGTTCTATGCCACTCAGTATTAACTGCATCTAAAACCTGTTCTACGCTTATTGCTTTGCTTTTTAGAAGGCAATGTTGACATACGCCACTATAAGTCCCACATGGCTCTGAATCGTCATGTATATTTCTATGGGTGTCATATCCTAAATGCCTCGGTGAAGTAAAACCTGTCCATATTACAACGGATGGTATGCCTAATGCTGCTGCTGCATGATGTAAACCACCATCTGTTCCTACAAATAACTTTGCTTTGCTTAATATCTGTAATGCGTTTCTAAAGGTTGGTGTTTCTACCCACTTTGTTTTCTTTTCAGTAGTGACATCACCTAATTGTGTCCATGGTAAGTCATGTTTAAATAACTCTTCCCAACCATGCCATGCTTTATTAACTGTGTGTGCGTATAGTTTTTTAACGTTAGGTTCTACGACTATGTAGTTACCTCGTATATCATCTATGACTTTTTGTTCTTCGTGACTAAAGTATATCTCGCCTACTTTTGGTTTATAGTCATCATTGAATAATAACCGACCATTCTTAGTGCCTTTGAGATAGGGTCTGTGACCTTGATAGTTTTTAACCCATACGACATCTGTATCTGAATTACTAGCCATTCTAGGATTATTAGCAAATACGTCATTATTAAATGACATTCTTACACCATCACCTAGTTTTACTTTCTTACCGGTTCTTTCGTTAGCTTCTTTAGCATCACCTGATGCCATTAACCAATCACCAAGTCCCATTTAACTGTTTAGCTACCTTATTGATAACTTCTTTCCATGTATCATCATCTTGGTATATTAATCTCATGTGACGATACCAAGGCATACTAGCTTGTGCATAACGCCATTGATGCCATTTAGGAACTAGACACCATGTCTTAACACCCATAGCTGCTGCACAATGTTGAGCAGTAGTATTCACTCCTATGACCATATCACATTCAGCTATGAGTGCTGCTGTATCATCATAGTCTTTTGCGTTAGTTGCAAAATCAAAGTATTTAACACCATCTAATTTGCGTTCTACGCTATAATCTAAACTGACTATCACATAGTCTTTAAGCTTTAGTAATGGCTCTATATCTTCTTGTGTAAGAATACGACCACTAGCGTTAGTATGTTTAATACCACCTTTAGTCGTAAGACCTATAACTTTTTTACCCCATGAGTCAAATAAGCCACGCCACATAGTGCGTCTTTCAGGGTCAGCTTTTAAATATGGTGTGCCAGGAAAGTCTTTATTAGTATGTCTAAAGAACTCAGGTAATCCACCTATAGCACATCTGTAATCAAACTTTTTATCTGCTAACCATTCAGGACTATCTTCTTTACGAGTGCCATGCACTTCTGCTTCAGGAAAGCTACGTCTGTATAATCCTTCTAGTCTTGGGTCACAATCTATGTAGACTTTTTGACTTGCCTTGATAGCGTCAGGAATACAGCTACCATAGAATATCTCATCACCTAAACCTTGTTCGCCATAGATAATAAGTGTTTTGTCTTTAGTGCCATCCCATCTTACTTCGTCACCATATACCCATTCTTTTCTAAACTTACCACCTAATGACTTACCCCAATACTTCCAACCGTTATCCCATTCACCTTTAGCTAGATAGCTATGTGCTAGGTTTAGTTGACCATGTATATCGTCAGGGTTACATTCTAAAGCCATCTTACAGGCTTTCTCTGCATCATCCCATTTAGATGTTTGGACTAATGTTGCTGCTGCATTAGAGTATGCTAATGCGTATGTAGGGTCTAATTCTGCTGACTTTAAGAAATACTTTAGAGCATCTTCATACATATTTAGTTCATGTGCTGCACGACCTAAAGATGTCCATATAGCTTTATTGCCTGGCATCTCTTGTAATGCTCTACGGAAGAACTGATATGCAAATGCAGGCTTATCGCCTTGTAACCAGATATAACCTAGAAAGTTTAGTGTAGCAGCGTCATTAGGATATTCTTCTAATACAGAATATATAAGTGGTAATGCTTGGTCATACTGTTCCTTGTTGATAAGGTCATGTATGGCTAACTGTATATTTCTTATTTCGTCTTTATTCAATTATTTAGCGTTCTTCCAAGCGTATTTAAAACGTTGCCACCAAGATAGTTTATCTACGTTATCATCACAGAAGTTCTTTAGGGCTACATCTATACCAGCTTGCATAAGAACTTTACGACCTTCTTCATTCGTATCTACGTCTATGTGCCATGTATCGCCATCTTCTCTGACACTTAATACTTTTAATTTAGCTTTAGCCATTCTTTGTAGTGAGCTTTAGATATGGATAGTTTGTGTTTATTTCTTTTATGAGTTCTTTAGTTTGGTTAGGGTTATATATGTCTATACCCTTTTGCTTTAACTGCATTTCCACTACAGGTGGAATACTAGCAAAGTGCGCCCATTCTTCTTTAACACCTTTATCCCATGTTTCAGGGTTATCTCTTGCTTGTTTAATCTTGTCTAACATACCACTCAAGTCTTGAGTAGAGGTTAGGTAATATGTATCTTTAGCTGGGTCATAGTCAAAATACTGACTTACACCTGTTACGCTATTGTGGTCAAATAATATTGGCATATAAAAATACAACAGAGGGAGAATTAACTCCCTCCATTATATCATAACTAATTACTAAGCACCTACGTTTTGAACTTTAGCGTGTGCATCTGGGTTTTGAACCACTAATGCGTATTCTGCTGTGAGTAACCATTTTGTGCTGTCACCAGTTTTAGCTAGTTCTTCTTTAGCCATTGGGCGTAGAGAAGCTAAGCCAACATAACCTGGGTCAACGCATAAAACAGCTGCATCACGCATGAAACGGTCAAGTTTAACTGTGTGGTTACCGAAGTCAGAAACGTAAACGTCTGCTGCACCAGTAATTGTAGCTTGTGTTGTACCTTGAACGTTGTTGAACTTAGTAGCAATACCAGCAAAGCCAGAGAAACGTGCTTTGTTAGTTGCTGACATAAGGATTAATGATGGTTCGCCACCATCTGTCCATGCTAATTGTAATGCTGATTTTAAGTCTGCTTCAATGAATGTTACAGCTGTACCATCTGTTGGTGATGCTACTGTGCCATTTACGAAGCCAGGTGTTGTACCTGCTGTAGAGCCTGTTGCTAATACTCGGTTAGTAATCCAAGACTCAATACCTGCTGTTGAACGAGCTGTTGCTGGTCCACCTGCTGAAGAAGCTTGGTTACGTACGATTGCATATTCCATGTCACGTTTAAGTTCTTTACCAGCTTTCATAAGTTGGTAAGCAACTTCAGACTTACGACCATACTTACGTACTACGTCATATGTGTTAGAAATTTGAACTGTCTTACGTGAGATTTGTGTGTAATTACCTAATACTGTTGTAGCAGGTAATGTTGCGAATGAAGCGTCATCACCTTCAACAGATGTATTAGTACCTGCTGCTGCAAGTGCGTCTGTTTGCCATTGATGGTATGTTTGACCTGCTGACATTCTTTTTGCTAATGAAAGCAATGGTGTATCTTCTGGAGAGATATCAAAGATAATATCTTCGAATGACTCCGCTATACCTTTACCGGTATAACTATTGGTTGCTGAAACTGCCATGATATTTTTTTCCTTTGTAAATTAAAGCATGTTTTCGATAAGTTTTGCAGCCATATCTGATTTGCCTGTCTTACGTAATTGCTCACGTAATTGACGTGCATTAGAATTGGCTTCCGCTTTGGTATCTTTAGCTCCAGGCTTCACAACTGGTTTTGCGCTTGATACCTTTTTCTTTACAGTAGAATTTTGTTGTAATTTGCGCCATTGCATAGCGTCATGCAATACCTTCACGTGACGAGGGTCAACAATTGCGTTGAGTTCTGCATCTGAAAAGCCATACTCTTTGCCAGTAG